CGTAGCTGCCGCGATAGTTATAGATCGTCTGATTTTTGTTGCTGAGCGAGCTGCGGTAGCTGCCGTCTGCGTTTACGCCGAGAATGCGGTACGTGCCGCCGCCCGTCACGACCTCGTCGCCCGCCTGCAGCCCTGCCGGAGCCTTTCCGTTACCCTGCACTCTGTAAAGCGCCATTGTCCTCCTCCTTTTTCTCCTCTGTTTCCGCGTCCTCCCGCGCCTCGAGCAGCCGCACCTGCTCGCGCACCTGATCGAGCACCATTCCGACGACGCACGGCGGGAGCCCGGAGGCGTTGATCGCCTCCACCAGCCCCATACGCAGCGCGCCGATCGCATTCGAAAGCTTACTCATGCCGTTTCCTCCAATTTCCTCACTCTTTCCCGCAGCATCTGGACCTGCCGGATACACAGGGCGATCAGCTCCTCATAGCGCAGGCCGTAGTCCGCGCCGCCATCTTCCCTCGGCGTTTTCACAAAGGCCGCGAAGTCCTTTCCCGTCAATCCGCACTCCCGCAGCGCCTGCTCCACATCCTGCGCGACAAGCCCCGTGTGCGTCCTGCCGGACGCGCCGCCCTTCAGCCGGTAGCTTGCCGGGCGCAGCTTCTCAAACAGCGCGTCATAGCGCTCCAGCGCATACGAAATGTCCGTCTTCTTCTCCCGATCAGATGTAGTGATCGTGCCCGTCTGCGCGTACACGACCGACCACCGGTAATCGGAAAACCCGAGCGAGCCCGCGCCGTCAACAGACGGCGCCGTGCTGCCGCTCACGACCAGATCGCCGCCTACCGCCATTCGGCAGTTCGTCTGCGCGCCGCCCTCCGTGACGGAGAGCGTATTGCCGCCGTAGCAGAGCTTCGCGCCGCTTGCCGTCGCCACGACCTCGCCAAGCCCACTCTGCATATGGATCCCCGCACCGCCGTAAGCGCCCGTCGTATAGCCGAGCCATCCGCCGACAGTACCGCTGTTCAGCGCATCGTATACCGCCATATCGCCGCCCAGCTTGATATAATCCGCCGATAAAAGCCCCGTCGTAATGTCGTTTGCCGACAGGTGATTGACCGAAAAGTTGTTGAAATCCAGAATGCCGCCGTTGATGCGCGACGCGGACAGATTGCCCGTCACACTCGCCGCATCGACCGTAAGCCCCGTGATGCTTGCGCCCGTCACATTCAGGCTCGTCGCCCTGATCGCGCCGGAGATCGTCGCGCCGGAGCACGTCAGATATCCGTTCGCATCCACCTGAAACCGGTCTGATACGGAGAGGCCGCCCGTCCCGAAATACATACCCGCGCTGCTGCCGAACACGTTTTCCACGCGGTAGATGCTCCCGTCCGAGATCGTCCACGGCCCAAAGGCCGAGCCTGCCGCCGCCGTGATCGTCCCGGTCAGCTTCGCGTTGTACGCCTCCAGTGTTCCGGACGGGAAATGCAGCTTCTTCTCCGACAGATACGCAACCTCCATCCCCTCCTGCCAGAAGGAAATGCGTTTCGGCGTCACGGTCAGCAGTTCGTTTTTCGTCCGGTCGACGATCCTTCCGCCGCCGTCTGTTACAGTCGTCTCGATATTGCCCACGCCCACACCGTACACCGGCGTCACGTCGTTGTAATACAGCAGCCCCGTCTTGATATACTGCTGCGCATTCACGGAAAACGCGTTGTTCACGCCCGCCGTGTAATCATACAGCTGTTTGATCCCGACGGAATTGCCCTCGATCGTCAGCTGCGTCTTTTCCAGATACGTCCCGAAGTCCGACGCCGCGACATAATTCCCCGCAAGCTTCGCCGACCAGACCTCCGAATTCGCCGCCGCAAAATCCGCCGTCTTGATGATGAGGGACTTTAAAGCCGCATAGCCGGAAAGCGTCGTCTTCTTTTCCTCCTCGGAAAGCCCGTCCGCGTCGATGGCCTGCGCGATCTCCGTCAGCGCCGCCCGTGCCGACCAGTCGGCAAGATTCAGCTGCTCCGCCATCCCGCACAGATACCGCCGCATACTCTCCAGCTGCTCCTGCGCCGTCTTCCCCGCAATGGACGGATATGCAAGCGTTAAACTTCCCATATCCTCTGCACCTCCTTCCGTACGTTGTAGGGGCCGATGCCCACACCGGCCCACTGGGAACCTTCAATTTCGCCGCAGCGTTTTTCGTTTCGGACGTGCATTCTGCCGGGCCGATGTGGGCATCGGCCCCTACAGAACGCGTTATACATCGCTTCCGCCTTCCAGCACCCGCGCCAGACTGAACAGCTTCATCTCGCCCTTCCCTGTCAGCCGGAATTTCAGATGGTCGCACCGTGCGGGTCGGACCGGCAGCAGGAAGGTACGCAGTCCCCGGCCCTCGATGTGCCCGCAGTGCCGCCACACGCCGTCCGAATCATACTGAACCCAGAAATCGACGCTCGACCCCTTCGGCAGCTGCATCCGCAGATTGATGCGCGAGACGTATTTCTTTCCGACAAGGCCATACGTCATGATCCCCGTCTCCGCCATCCACCCGACCGGCCCGTCCTTCGTCCCGGCTGTGCCGTAAACGGTCCTGAGCGTTCCATTTTCAAGGAAATACAGCTCGTCGCCGACCCGCGCAAACTCGCTTGCGTGCGTGCTGTCCTCCCGGTGCCACAGACCCTTGCGCGTGTCGTAGACGAACAGCGACCAGCTGTGCGCCGCATCCTCCATGCTGATGAAGTATTTCCCGCGCACACCGCCCGCGGCCGCGTTGGCATACAGCACCGTGCCGAAGCAGCCGCCGATCTCCTGCGGCAGGCTCCCGTCGTACACGCACACGCCCATGCGCGACTTGTAATACAGCCGGTCGTCCACCACCACGAGGCTCTTGCTTGACCCGTTCTGCACACCCGCACACTTCTGCACCACGACCTGATGCGCGCCCGAGGCCGACGGATAGACCCGGTGGAAGCAGTCCTCCTTGAAAAACACCGGACTGTCTGCCAGCGTCGCCGCGCCCGTCCACTTTCCGTCCGTGCCGCAGCTGGCCCGCCACGAATCCGTCGCCACCCCCTGGTAGCACGCCCAGTTTTTAAAATCGCCCAGCTTGCAGCAGTAAAGCTCGTTCACCGTCTTCCCGTCCGCCACACCGTACTTGCAGCCCCAGAGCCGGTTGCCGCATTCGGTGATAAAGTCCATATCCGGCACGCGCCGGGCCGTCTTCACCGTCCCGCTCGTGACCTCCGCTGCCTGGTCGATCAGCCCCACGATGACGATAGAACTCTCGTCTGCGCCGTATAAAATCTGGCTGCCGTTCAGCTTTTTGAGCTGCTCGTTCCCGGAAAGCCCGGAGATCTCAATGCCGTCATACTGTTTGAAGCCCTTGCCGATGCCGTTCGCCGCCAGCTTCACATACACCGTCGGCACGGACACCCACTGCCCCGAGGCCTCGGCCCACTGCTTGATGGTGTGCAGACTCCCCGACGTGTCCAGCCAGTACTGCCCGTTCGACGGGCTTTCCGGCTGCGCCGCCTGCGAGAAGCTCAGTGTCAGCGCCTGCCCGTCCGCAAGACACAGCGACACACTGATCGGCGTTTCCGCCGCGTCGACCGTATTCTCATGCCCCATGTACCCGTTGTCGGAATAATCCTCCGTGTTGAAGTAAATTCCGTCTGGGAAGATACACAGATACGCGCCCATGGACACGAGCTGCTTTTCTCCCGCCTTGATGTTCACCGACGGCATATACGCCTCCATGGACGCGCCGTTGATATGCAAAACCTGATTCTGCACCCAGCACAGCCTGTCCCGCGCGCAGATCGCCTGCACCCCTGAAAGCGCCTGCACCGTCCCCCGCCGCACTCTCGGCGCAAGCAGCGGATAGCAGTCCGACGTCAGATTCTCCATGTCGTAGAATTCCCCGTCAGAAAGCTTCAGATCGTGGTCATAGCCGAGAAACGCCTCGGTCGTCAGCGTCTGCTGCCGCTGCTCCGTCAGCTTTGGATAAAACATCCCGCTATCCCCCCCTACAGCTTGATATACGCCGCTTCGCTCTTCGGCAGATGCGCCCGGTTGTACGCGTTCTGGTACGCCTGATAGTACATATTGTACTTGGCGGCAGAATTGTTGTACTTCGTCATCTCCCCGTTGGCGTCGTCGATCTTCATTTCCAGATACCACCGGTAAATTTCGTCATACGGCCACTCGATCAGAAGCACCGTCCCGTCCAGATCCGCCTCCGGCGTATAGCCCGTGAACGCCGCCGTCTGCGTCTCATGCTGCGTCAGGATCTCGCGGTACACCGCCCCGTCCAGCTCCGACAGCCAGCGCAGCTTGTCCGCGCTCCCATACTGGTTGGGCTTGAGCCGGTCGACCGTCTCAAGCGCCTCGCGGATGGTCATGCGCCCCGCCTCCTTTCTTCTGTCCGCAGCCCTCAGCCGGCGGCCAGCTCATCCTCGAGCTTCCGTGCCGCCTCCAGCTGCCGTCTTGCGTTTTCCAGCACCTCATACACCGGCTCCGGCACCTCGACCGCCTTGCCGCGCGGCACCTGAAACGTGCGTCCGTTGACGCAGACGAACTCAGACTGCTGTTCCGTGCCGCCCGCGCGCGGCAGTGTGATGGTCTTCATGACTGCAAATGCGTTTTCCATAGCAATTCTCCTTTTCTGTCCCGTCTTTTCCGGAGACCGGCTTGCGCCGGTCTCCATCTTGTTTCCTCAGTTTGCTTCGTCCTCGGCAGAATACGCGCCGCAGCTTTCCACGCGCACCATACGGTCCTCATACAGGATCTTCGCCGCGCTGGAGAACTTGTAGCCCAGCGTCGAGAACTGGTTGAGCGGTCCGCCGACCTGGCCCTTATCCTTGATGATCATCTCCAGATTGCCGCCCTCGGGGTCGATCATGCCGTAGGCGTCCTTGCCGAGGAACAGCGTCGCATAGACGCTGTAATACACCGCAGGCGTGCCCTTGGATTCGTCCGCCTCCGTCTTGACCGGGCAGCCCTCGCCGTTGAAGATCTTGGCCTCGGTCGTCTCGATGAAGCGCACGCCATGCAGCTCGCCGATCTCGCCGGTAAACAGCTCCGTCAGACCCGCATACTTGTGCGCCTCGATCCAGGCCTCGGACGAGCGCAGATCGTATGCCACGGACGGGTGGATGATGGCAATGTACTTTCCGTCGATCTTCGGGGCCTTGAGCTTTTTGAGCAGCGTCACGGCCTTGTTGACCTCGTCCGGTGTCAGCTTCGCGGTGGTGTCCAGACCTGCGCGGCTGGTCACGGCGGTATGTGCGCCGTTCGTGCCGACCTTGTCGCAGTACTGCACATTTGTGCCCGCTGCGGCGACATTGCGCACCAGCTTATCCTGCGTCGTACCGGCGGACGCGCCCAGCTCCTCCGCCGCACCCAGAATCACGTCGTCAATGGCGTGCAGCTCCAGCTGGTCGGACACGGACACATACGTGCCGTACTGGGTGATCGCCTGCGTCACAGCGCTCTGGCCAAACTTCTGGCCCGTCGGAATGACACCCTCGGTCAGCGCGCCCGCGTCCTCAAGCGTGTTCCACTTGCGCCATTCCACGGTCTTGCCGCGTCCGGCAGGCAGCGCCTGCTTGCGTGCAAACTGCGTGTGGATGAGCTCCGGACGCGCGTTTTCCAGCAGCTCCGTGTCGTAAAACGTCTTCATGGACGCCGTCATACCGCCGCCATCCGGGAACGCGCTCGTCTCACCGGAATACGCGTTCACGTAATTGCCGCTGGCGTTCACCAGCGTACCCGCGTCGGCAAACAGCTGCAAATTCAGTTCCTGCTTCAGATTCATTAAAATCTCTCCTTTTCTCAGAGCCGGACGGTCTCGCCCCGTCTGGCCCGCGCCTTCAGTTCCTCTCTCGTCTGTCTGGACCAGTGCTCCGGACTTTCGGCAAACGCGCCGCCAGCCGCAGGAGCCATTCCGCTCTCGCGCGGGCGGAGGTAACCCGCCTGCATGGCCGCCGTCAGCTCCTCGCGTGCGCGTCTTGCGCCGTATGCCATCGCGCCTGCACGAAGCTCCCGTAAATGTGTCAGCTCGTAAGCGCTTCTGGCATCCACGCCGCGCATGACAAGGCGCATGAACACGGGGCTTTCCAGCTCCTCATGCAGCTGTGCGCCCGGATACGCCTCGCGCACCGCCGCAAACTGCTCCCGAAGCGCCTCATACCCCTGCCGCATCGCCTCTTCGCGCTGCTCTTTTGTCACGGGGACTTTCCCCTCCGGTGCGCACGCGGCCAGCCGCTCCGCCTGTTCCGGCGTGAGCTGTGACGCATCTACGCCGAAGGTCTTTTCCAGTGCCGGCCCCAGAGACTTCAGCACCTGCTCGCTTCTCGTGCAGTTTTTCAGCCGTTCGCGCACGATCATCTGCACCTGCCTGTCATAGTCCTTCTTATACGGTCCCTGGATGAGCGCCCGGAACGCCTCTGCGCGCTCCTGCTCATCCTGCGGCGCGGCGTCCGCCGATACGCCCGGTTCCGGCTGCTCCTGCTGCTCCATCGCAAATGCCTGCAGCCAATCAAAGTTTTTCATCCTTTTCCTCCTTCTGCCCTTCAAGCGGGCGACGCTCGGGTCTTTCCAACTTATTTTCAGGGTCACGTTCACCCAAAACCCGCACATGATCCGGATACCGCGCCGAAAGCAGCCGGTATCCCGCGCGAACCGTCTCAAACATCCCGTCCAGCCGCGCCTGCTCCTGTCCGTCCGCGAACGCCTCCAGCCGGAAGCGTCCGCAGCCCGATTCGATCACCGGCGGCGTTTTCATCCCCGCCGCCTGCACCGCCTCCGCCAGCGCAAACGCCAGCATCGACGCCGCCGCGCAGACGATATCGCTGCCGTACCGCGAAAATCCCGCGTGGCCGCGCACCGTCAGCGCCGTTCTGTCCAGCCATACCTCGATCATCCCGGCTGCGCCGCCTCTCCGGCGCGTTTTCGCGCCTGCTGCACTCTGGCCGGTTCCGCGTCCTGCTTTTTCGCCGTCCGAACCGTCCCCGGAGCCTCCGGCGAGGGCTGTCCTGCCAGCCGCTCGTACAGCTCCGGCTCATACCGTCCCGCCAGCGTCAGCGCCATCCGCTGCCACGCCGCCGCATCCGCACCCGAACGGAGCTTCTGCAAGATCTGCTGCTTGCCGTCAAAATCCATCATGTCGAGGCACGCCAGCGCCTGCTGCTCCATCTCCGGCCGGAAAAAGCCCAGCTGGAAAAACTGCAGCGCCAGCTCATTCTGCGCCAGCTTCGTATAGGCCGTGTGCTTCTGTGCCGTGACCGTCACATCGAACACCGGCATCCGCATGAGCGCCTCCGGCCCCATGCTCTGCGCCTTCAGCCGCGCATTGCAGTAGGACACAAATTCCTCCGCCCCGCTCAGACCCGCAATGCGGAACCTGCGCGGCAGATCATAAAACTGCCGGATGCGCTCGATCACCATGCGGATGAGCCGCGCATAGGCCCGGTACGCCGACTGCGTCGACGCGCGTGAGCTGCGCCCGGACGCCTCCTGCAAAGCCGCAATGGCCGAGGCCGCCGTCACGCCGGACGAAACCTGTCCGTTCGTCACGTCCGTGTTGCCCGTCGTCCATTTGAGCTCCTCGATCTTGTTGTTCAGCACCTGCACGCAGATGCCCGGCAGCATATTGACCTGCACCTGCTGCAGAGAATCCTGCCCCAGATTCCCGTCCACGTGCACAAACGGCTTTGTCCAGTCCGCATACTCCTGCTCGTTGACCGACCCGTCCGAGCGGCGGAACCACCTCGGTGTCGCCGCCATGATCGTGTTCTTCACGATGGCCTGATCCATCCGGTCGATCTGCTCCTGCGCGCCCTTGCCGATGTCAATATAGCCGTACCCGCAGATCGAGCCCTCGATGGGAAACAGCCGGTCAAAGATGAACGGATACTCCCCGTCGTCATACAGCCCTCGCTCACACGCGGGCGCACGCACCGGCGTCTGCACCAGAACCGTCTCGCCCGTCTCCGGGTCCCGCGCCTCCCGCGTGACCGACGGCATGAACGTGTCGTTCTCCGTCGCGTACAGGACCGTTTCGCCCACATACTTGCAGTAGTGCAGCACCGTCCTGCCGCCCACACGCTTCTTGTAATACCAGTCCACCACCAGCGTCTTCTCCGAAAGATCGACCGCATCGTCCGTCCGGTACCGCGAAAGCACCGCGCTGCTCCCGCCGAGCTTCCCCGCCAGCTGCGGATACGCCGCCAGCAGCGTCTCGTTGTCCTCCAGCTCCAGATAAAACACATTCTGCGACCTCTGGATATCCGTCACGCCCGGCTCCCAGAACAGATTCAGCACATTCACAGGCCGGATGGAGATATCCCCCAGTCCGCCGAGCTTATCCTGATCCCAGTACACGCCCCACACGCCCGTGCCCTGCTTCATCTTCTGCCAGCACGTGTCGGAATAGACCTCCTCAAAGTCGTTCTGCTCCAGAATGCACGGGATGATCGACGAGAGCATCTGCGCCTCCTGCCGGTCGTCCGGCTCGCGCGGTCGGATGACCGGCCCCGGATAGGCCGCGACCGCATCCGCGTGCTTGCCCATGATGACGTTGAACAGCCACCCGGACGCGGGCCGGTCGTCATTCGGGTTTCCCTTATCCGAAAACTGCCGCCACTGCCGCAGCTTCCACCAGTCCTCGTCGGCGATGATGCGCCGTTCCAGATTCTGCTTGCCCTGCTTGTAGCGGCGCAGAATATCCGCCGCCCGCCGCAGCTCCCGCGCCCCAATGACGGGAACGCCTGTTGTCCGTACCTCCATTGCTTCCTCCTAGCTTCTGATTTGATTCAGCGGGTCTGACCAGACCGCCGCCGTCTGCGCCTGCATCATCGGCTTCACCGGCCGCGACATACAGAAATACCGCCATTCGTCGCACACATGATCCTCCATCGCCGTGTCCAGATCCTCCGGCCGCGTCTGTGAATACAGCATCAGCGGCACCGTCCGGATAAATGCTTTGCAGTTTTTGAATACATACATACGCGGGTACCCGTTCTCATCGAACTGCAGCCGGTAATGGCACTGCATCCAGCCCGCGATGCGCTCGTTGTCGCCCGGCGTAAAATACACGCCGTACCGCGCCGCCGTCTGCGCCACGCTTTCCCCGCGCGAGGCGTCCCAGATCGCCGGGTCCGCCACGCCCGTGATCTCCCGGCCCTTGAGCCACGGATGCTCCGTCTCAATCCGCCTGATCTCGGCAAACTGCCGGTCCGGCGTCCACTTGACGCCCTCGTTCGGCATCCGCGTGCATCCGTAAAGCTCCAGAATGCGGTAGATCACGCCGTCGTAATCGACCGCCCACCACGCACAGGAAAACGGCTTTCCATACCCGAAGTCATAGCTCCGGCAGACCGTCCACCCCTTGTCCGGCGCAAACGGCTCGATCACGTGCGTCCACTTCCGGTCCTCATAATGCTCCGGCACGTCGCGGAAGTCCTCAAAAAACTGCCCCTCATACACGTCCCACGACCCATACAGCCACGCCTCGCGCAGTTTCGGCGGCAGCGTTTCCAGCTGCTTCAAATACTCCGGCTGCTGCCGCATCAGCGCCCGGTTGTCCGTCACCAGCGCCTGCACAAAGCTGTAATTCTCCGGCTCCTCTCCCGCCTCGAACCGGCGGTCGATGAACAGCCGTTTAAAATATCCGTGCCCCGGCCCGCCGGGGTTCAGCGTGTAGTATGTCCGCTTCGGCAGCCCATTTGTCCCGCGCACGCAGGCATTGATCGCGTCGATCCACGCCTTTTGCAGCTGCCCGGCCTCGTCGAGAAACACCACGTCGTATTCCGCGCCCTGATACTGCCCCATATCGCCGTCGCACGCGCAGTAGCCGAACGTGATCGTCGACCCGTTTGGAAATTCGAACCGCTTGTCCGCCGCCTTATATTTCGCGATCCCCGCCAGCTCCTGCCGCAGCGGGTCGATATGGTTGTTCTGCAGCTCCCGCAGCGTCCTGCGCACGATCAAAAGCTTGATCCCCGCATACCGCAGCGCCAGCAGCTTCGCCTTTGTGCGCACAGCCCAGCTCTTCCCGCCGCCTCTGGCCCCGCCATAGGCGATGTGCCGGTGCCGGTCCAGTAAAAACCGCCTCTGCTTCTCATTCGGCGCGCCGATCCGCAGCTCCGTCATTCCGAAAATTCCTCCGCTTCCCGCTCAAATACCACGCGCACGCCCGTCTCCTGCCCGCCGTGCTCCTCCTGCAGCTCCTGCCGGATCTCGACCGCCTGCTTCATCACCTTTGCCAGCTCGCCCAGCTCCCTGCTCGGCGTTTCGCCGTCTTTGATCTGCTCCAGCAGCCGCTTCGAGATCGTCTCCAGCGCCTTTTCCAGATTCCCGGACGCTCTGCCGATGGGGTCCTTCCGCGTTCTTCCGCTCTTTTCCTCAGTCATCCGCATACCTCGCGTTGATGGCCGTATAAAGCTCGCATTTCTCGCAGTTTTTCGTCCGGCAGAAGATCTCCATCTGCTGCCGCTTCGCCCGCCCCGAAGCGAACGTCAGCCGCAGAAAGCTCTCGTCCGTGATTCCCTCGCAGTAAATGCTCCTGCCGCTGTCCTCCCGGTAAAACGGGCACCATACCGGCTCAAAGCCCTTCTCTCCGTTCTGCATCCATCTCCACCTCCCGTCTGTGTTCATACCCCATGCGCTCCGCCAGCGCCTCCAGCCCCACCGTCTCCAGCAAAAATTCCTCCATGCACTCCGCATGCACCGCCGTGCCGTCCATCGCCTCATACCGCTCGTCCGCCTCCGTGGCAGCCTCGCCGCACCACCGGCAGACACAGCCGCGCATCATCCTCCCACACCTCCCGAAATCATATTTTTATGCGATACGCAGTTGACAAAACGCGCCGCGCCGGATACAATAAATCTGCATGAATCTCCGGCTGCGGCGCCGCTCCCTCTGATTCCCTGGCCCACGGGCCTGTTTGCTTCCGGCCCGCAGCGCTCTCCGCATCTGCCCCCTGAGTGTATCGCATTTATATGCGATTGTCAAGGGAGGTATGTCGCATTTTTATTTGATTCTCTATTTTGCACAAATGCGAGGTGTCTGTTTTGTTTATTTATAGCAGATTCGAAGCGCTGATCCGCGAGACAGGCGTGACCAAGGCGTCCATCGCCCGCCGCATCGGCCGCACGCCGACCGTCTGCCAGGACTGGAAGGCCGGCAAATCCGAGCCCAGCGCCGACCAGCTCCAGATCGTCGCCGCCGCCCTCGGCACAACGCCCGCCTACCTCACCGGCGCGACGGATAAAAAAACGCTCCCCACCGGCGCACCGTCCGGTGAGGAGGACCCGCTCGACGCACAGCTCAGGGAGCTTCTTTCCCATGCTGACGATGATCTGAAGCAGGCCATGATCGCGTTTTTAGAGCGTTTTCAAAAAAAGTAAGAAACTGCTGTTTTTCCTCCCGGCTCAGCGCCGCAAACAGCCGGACGATCCGCTCGTCCGCCGTTTCCCATGCGTCCTGTCTGTCTGCTCGGTGTTTCGTCATTCTGCATCCACTCCTAAAATTCCGTTCCGTTCTTCCGGCAGCTGATGTATGAGGCAGTATTTGTATATTAAAACATTTGTTCCATTTTTGCAATATGGCAGAACCTACAAAGAATCGGCGAAATTTTCTATCCGCCCGAACGTCATACTGTCCCAAAAACCGGACTTCCGCCCATTCTGCCGCCCAGCCCCGATTTCTATCCTTGACGCGCCCGACATTCAGTGCTAAAATATTCCCACCTGCCGGTGTGGTGGAATGGCAGACACAAGGGACTTAAAATCCCTCGGCGTAACAACCGTGCGGGTTCGAGCCCCGCCACCGGCACCAAATCTGGGAACAACCTATGATACAAAAACAGTCATCCAAATCGGATGGCTGTTTTTGTATATGGCCCGGAAACCGTTGAAAACACTAGGGTTTTCGGCTTTCCGAATGCCGCGGCAGGCGTTGCGCAGCCCGGTATTTCACAGCGGCGTGTGGGCGGCGAAAATGGCCGAAAAAGCGGCTGCCGGGCTGCACCCTTTCGGAAATGGACAAGGGTGCATAACGCATCCGCGCCGTGGACATTTCCGAAAAAATCAGCCCTCCGCGAAAAGGTTTTACTTTTCCGCGGAGGGCTTTTTTCATTTATCGAATGGTCAAAGCGTCGAGGCCCAGCGTATCTGTATAATTCAGAAGCTCGGGCTGCGTGGCGCTCAGACCGTGGAGCAGGCATTTCAGCCGTTCTACGTCGTATACACCGAGTTCCGCGGCCAGCGTCCGTGCGCTGATCTGACGATGCTGTCCGCCGACAAAGCGGAGATAGTATTCCAGCGCCTTGATCGAGCGAAGATAGTTCCCGTCGAGGTAGTCTGCCACGTCGTTGCTCGTCGCTCCAATTTTGGCAAAGCGGTTGAACATGGCGCGGATATGGTCGTTGACGGCCTTGCCGTAGCCGTAGTGCTCCACTGCTTGATTGTAACTGTAGCCGTGGCGCTCATGCAGCCAATAGGCGTTCAGCAGCTTCTTCTGATAATAGTCAGTCATTATGATGTCCTCCATTCAGCTTGCTTTGATGTGACTCACAGCTTACACACGGGTAGTCAAAAAGCAAGCTGAAAAGCAGAAAAAGCCCTGCCGAAGCAGGGCTTTTCGCTGGAACCTTATGCTGCGGTGAAGCCTTTCTCAGAAATGGCCGCGGCAAGGGCCGGATCGGCGGGGCCGCTCAGCGTTCCGGTCTTGTCGATGATGTAGCCGCCAACGGCATAGGAAAAAGTCGGTGCGCCCTGATAAACCGGTTCTGCGTTTACATAGGCGCTGACCGCGGCCAGCAGGTCTTTCCGCTGCTCTCCGGTGACGTTGTAGGCCAGTTCCATGGTCTCCGGCTGGGCCGGGGCCTCGGCTTTCGTCTTGGCGCGGGTCTTGCGGGCGCGAGGCGCGGGCCACTGCTCCGGCAGTACGCTTTCGTCGAGGTGGATTTCAAAGGTGATTTTGCCGTCCATGTGGGTATTGAAATGGAAGTCGAGCATTTCCAGCTCCTTTACCTCGTCGGGGATTTCGATGTTTGCATAGCGCTTGCGCTCCTCGCCGTTTACCATGAAGCAGACCGGAACCATGTCTCTGAGCTTTGCCGTGATTTTACCTGTTTTCATTGTAGTTACCTCCGAAAAATGATTTTGTTGTGTGAGTTCCTAGCTCGTGAGTCACAGCTTAACCATTTTCGGTGTGAAAGCAAGCCTCAAAACAAAGAAATTTTCTCGTTTTTGCAAAAGGCGCGGATAGGATTTCCGCGCCTTTCTTGCTATAATATATAAAAGTAATAGAAAGAGTCTCAGGTTTGCCGTGCTGAGGGTGCGGCAATGAAACGGAATCGGGTGAGAGTCCCGGCGAACTGGTCACTGTGAAGCTCCCGTAGAGGAGATAAGTCAGACACGCGCCTGAGAGAGCTACAAGAGCAGCCGCCATGTCAACGGCCTGCGGACGATATTGTGCGCCCATTTTTAGGGGATACGTCCGCCATCCTGCCAAAGGTACTGCGGACGTTTTTGCGTAAAAAACGTGTCGTAAAGCATTCTTTCCTTTACGACAAAAGCGGTGAAACCGCCCACGGCGCAAGGACTCGTCCGGATGTCTGACGGAAAAATTGACGGCGATAAAACTTTATGCACTGGGCGGCAGGAAGCTGATCCGCTGAACGACCTCCTGCTTGTACCGCATGGACGAGTGCATATAACGCCGCAGCGTGATCTGCGGATTGGAATGTCCAAGCAATTCCGAGACAGTCTTGATGTCCGCGCCCTCCTCCACGCAGCGCGTAGCATAGGTGTGGCGCGTACTGTGGAAGTTCCGATAAGGAATCCCGCAGCACTTTAGCAGTGCTTTGAAATGCCGCTGGCAGGTGCGTGGCTCCAATGGCCGTGCTGGGTTTCCGCTGAATAAATAGCGACCCGGTGCAAAGGCATATACATACTGCCGCAGCAGCACCAGCATTTCAGCAGGAATGGGAATGACGCGGTTGGAAGCAGCACTTTTCGGTGTTTGAACGACCAATTCCGTCCTGCCGCCGTAATTGATTCGCTGCGCCGTGTGGCGGACGGAGACGGTTCCGGCGGCAAAATCGACATCTTGCCGTTGCAGCGCACACAATTCTCCAATTCTAAGGCCGGTGTTCAGCGCCAGCAGTATGCCGATTTCCATCAAATGCGGCTGGCGTGTGACCTGCTCGCCGATACGCCGCAGTTCATCTTCGGTAAAAACGTGAATATCCGTTTGTGCAGGCGACGGAAGCCGCAGCGCGTCCGCGTCGCAGGGAACTGAAAATTCCGCCTGAGCATATTTCAGCGCTGTTTTTATCAGCGTTCCAATATCCCGGACTGTTTTCGCCGAAAGGCCGCCGCCTCGCAAGCCTCCGTTTGCCTGCTTGTGTTGGAGAAATGTTTGAAGTTTTTTCGCCGTCAGCTGCTCGACTCGGAGATGCCCTAACTCCGGAAGAATGTGCTTTTCAATCAGGAAGCGATAGCGCTGGGCGGTGGACGGCTTGACATCCGTGCATTTTTGCCGCAGCAGAGACGAAAAAAGCTCATTCGCCGTCAGCCGACAAACGCATACCGCGCGCAGCGGCGCTGCAGCGGCAGCCTTTAGCTTGCCTTTGCATTCTGTATAGCTCCGGCTATAGACATAACCGTATATCGCGTGGCCGTTTTCCTTGCGACCGCGAATAAAGCGCCCCTCCCATCTTCCGTCTTTGCGTTTATAAATGTTCTCTCCACACTTTGCCATTGTTCCTCCTTGACGGCATTTCTGACGGCGTAAACAAAAGAAATATTCCTGTTTTGCAATCCAATTTCAGCTATTTTTCAAATATTGGAGCGGATGCCCCTGAATCTCCAACAAAAATCTGCTGTTTTTATCAAAACGGATTGACTTTTCTTTCTGATGGGGTATAATTTCAGATGTTAAGAAACGTGAAAACGTGTCGTAAAGGAAAGAATGCTTTACGACACCAAATGACCGGTCTGGTGAGTTTATCATAACCGGGCTGGAGAGACATTATTCAATTCAATATTGTTGATACCGTAATACACGCCGATTCCGCACACTCTCGGGCAGGATAGGCTCAGAAGAAGGCATTTATGCCGACACGAAACGGTGCTGTGCGCGTGAGGCCACGCCGAAGCGGAGCGATCCGCCGGGACGAAAGTCAGCCATTACAGGGACGACCTGTGAGAAGGTAGGACGTGGGCGCAGGAGTGATCGTCACTCCCTAACGCAAGTCAGAAGATCTGTATTACTCGCGGCGAAAGCCGCGACCGTGTATTTGCAGCGGCGAGCGATTTCCTGTTGCACCGGGCGAGAAGCCCACGAACGCCGCTGATTTCATCTTGGAATCGGCGCATTTTGTTTTTTACGGGACAACGTGCGCTATTTCGGGACGGAACCAGTTTTTCTTTGCGCTTTCCATCTTATTTCCTTTCTGGTGCCCGGCCTGCGGGCGTGCTCCGCAGGCCGGGACACCGCAAAAATCACCGACTCACCGGGCCTTTGCCCGGTTTCCTATGGCGAACCGCGCCGACAACTGAATAGCCACAACGGGAAAGAATACCTGCCTTTCCGGGGAAGTACGCGATGACGCAAGCGCCGAGCGTGCCAAGGGAGGACAGACGCGGTCAGAAGTGGGCGCAGGAACCGATACCGGCAGCGTGGTGTGAACGAAAATCGTATATTACGGCTTTTGCCGTGAAAATCGGCGCGGCTTTCTGCTTCCGGGCTGCGTCAGATCAAAATAGGAAGCAAAAATTTGTAAAGGAGAAGAACAAGCATGAAAGCAAAGAAAACTATTGCGCTCATCCTTGTGATGGTCATGGTCCTCGGACTGCTGACTGTCACAGCTTCCGCCACCCCTGCGGGATCGCTTAGCTCGCCGACCAACGGCATCAAGAGCATCACGATCAGCGGCGCGAATATCAACAACAATGAGGATCGCACCCTGACGGGCAGCAGTGCCCCGTATAACCTGACGTACAACGTCAAGCTGGCCAGCGGCACGGCTGATGGAACCGTCGTAACGGCGACGTTTGAAAAGGAAAATGCCTCGAATGAAAACCTTGTGGTTTCTTCCGCGAAGCCGAACTCGATCCTGAACGCGGTATCCCGCAAGCATATCAAGAAGCACGCCAGCCTGACCTACAACGCGACAGTGCAGAACGGCACAGCGACCATGACGGTCTATGTCTATCCTGACCTGTCCGACAGCGTCAAGACCTATGGTACTTACGTCATCAACTTCCAGCTGGCGGATGTCAACAACCCGATCACGGTCAACGGCACGCAGATTCGCTTTGGCGACCCCGCGTATCCCATGACCGAACCGGAGCGTTACATGAGCTTTGAAGCAGCTGGAACCAATGCGTATAATGCTGTCTATGCTGGCCCGACCGCTGGCTTTGTGCCGGATCTCTATTCTCTCTATCTGAAGTCCGATGCAGCGCTCACGCTCACCAGCAACAGCACGGACGTTGTGTTCCGTACCTATGATGCCAACGGCAACATGACCGAGAAAAATTCTGTCACCGGCACGTCCGGCGAGGGCTACTTCTCGACGGTTATTTATGCCAAGGCAGCCGGTTCGATTCAGGTCACTACCGCTGGCAGCACCACCGCTACCACCATCAACTTCAGCGCGCCGAACGACCCGTCTGCTGTCCATAATGCGCAGCTGCATCCGGAAGGCGCAACCGCCTATCTGCCCGGCCTGACACAGTATGCCAACCGCGGCGACTGGGGCAGCGTCAGCGCTGGCGGCGACAACCTTCTTGATCCTGCCAACAAGATCAAGGGCTATTATGGCTTTGCCGCGAACGGTTTCTCGCTCGGTTCTCTGGGCGGCTATGTCCAGTATGATTTCCACAGCAACCCCATTCGGAATCTGGACACCAACCCCTACGGCGTAGACTTCGTGATCTATGGCAATGCCTTTAACGGCAACCCGGAAGCTGCTGCGGTTCAGGTCTATGCGCAGGAAGTCCTTACGGATGACGGAAACGGCAACGTTACCTATGGCCCGTACAAGTGGTATGAGCTGGCCGGTTCGATGTATTATTCGGACAGCGCCGTCCGCAATGCAACTGTGTATTATACAAAGGACGATGCAGGACTCCATGCAGCCGTCAATGGCGTGACCCATTCGCAAGACCCGTTCACAACGGCTGCAACGTGGTTCCCGACCAAAGGCAGCATGAACCATGAAGCAACGTCCGGTATCAACGACGCGACAAACACCTATATCACGGAGTACACGGATACGACGCTGAAATTTACCGGTGTGACCAGCATCCCGGACAGCGACTCCAATACGGACTATGCGTTCGGCTATGCCGACGTGACCCCCGTGCCGAGCGTCAAGGACGGTACTCCGGTCAACCCGTATACGCCTTATACCTCCGACAAGGTCGGCGGCGACGGCTTTGACCTCGCTTGGGCGGTTGAGCTTGGCAGCATGAAGCCGGTAAAGATCAACAACGCAAAGTACGTCCGTATCTATTCTGCGGTTCTGTATAACACCGGCATTTTCGGTGAAACTTCTCCGGAAATCACGGGCATTTTCCGCGCAGTTGGTACGACAGGGTCGGCGGCAACATCTGATCTTATGTTGGTTTCTACTGCACTGATCCCCACTACAAACGGCGGATACCAAGAAGTTGATGCGGGCAGTTACAGAATCAGATCTACCGAAGAAAATGTTTATTTGAATGAAACGGCTGTTGATGCCTCCACTCCGTATCAGTTTACGGTTGAATCCGGAAAAACCTATCGAATTGTTACACAGAGCGGAACAGAAGCACCGTATATTACGGTAATCAAGGGTAAATAAATGGGGAAATGGTTTTTGGGCGATGCCGAAAGGCATCGCCCCTTTCATACTCGAAGCATTGCACTTGCACTTGCTATCTTAATTACATTTGGTCTTTTCTCACCATTATGTGTAGCAGCTACATCACCTTATGAAATTGATTCGGGCAATATTGTTGGCAGTCAGAACATTGGTACTCTAAACGGGTATAACCTGTACCTCGTAAATATTTCAAAGCAATATGACACGATCAAATTGCAGGAAGGTAATGACTCCAGCACAGGCGAATTAGTATCATTCTTGTACGGTGATGGAGATTATGATGGCATCACGGGCGGTTCCATCACAAGAAATTCGACCAATTTTGAAAAAACAGCGGCATATTTTCAAAAAGAAAAAAGCAATATTTCCGCTGTTACGTTTTCTGAGCAGTCAGATTACTTGCTGTGCAGGCTTACAGAATTTGATTGGGTAGTAACATTTATGCCTGTAACAGTAGGGTATATTCTGATAGCGTGGGAAAAAGCTGCGAGTGTTGATAAAACGGCCCTCGACACAAAGATTACTGAAGCCGAGAGCAAAAATGCCAGCAACTGCAAAACTGAGGACGACAGATATAACGCTGGAACAAAGGCAGTCAGTGAAAACGGCTTCTGGTCAGATTTCCAGACTGCGCTTACCAGCGCAGAATCGGTCAATAATAGTGCCGCTGCAACACAGGATCAGGTTGATTCTGCGCTGGAAACATTGACCGCAGCCATGGCGAATCTGATCCCGATTGGTCAGATCAACCCCACCAATCTCTATGAAACGATTGAACGGTGCAAAAAGTCTAACGACGATCTGAAGGGTTACAACGACAAGACCGTCAATGCTTACCGCACAGCACTGACCGAAGCAAATGCGTATCTGGACGCTCTGTTCCAGAAAGACGCCGAAACCGGCAAGGTTGAACCTACGACGGAGAACGTCGCAGGCAATCAGGGCAAGGCGGATGGATATGCCACAAAGCTGACCAATGCGTACAAAGAACTTGCCTCGGCGCTGGACAGATATGGCAGCGTATCGCTGGCACTGGACGCGATTCCGGCGCTCTGTGAGCTGGCAGACAAGGCAATCGGCAACACGGCGCTGGATGGGCGCGACACGCTGAAAACCAAGCGTGACGCTGCCTATGCCGTCTGGCAGGAGTATGTGGAAACGCAGCTGAATCTGAACGCCAGCGAGTACAGGGAAATCAGAACGGCATATCGGGAGCTGTTCGATGCCTACTATCTCGGCCTGACGAACACGGCGGACAGCATCACCGTGAACGTCCGCGTCACGGACAGCGCCAGCTTAAAGAAGCCGACCGGCTTCCCGCAGGGCGAATGGGCCAGCACGACATGGACGGGTTCTGTCACGCTGACGGGCGACCAGACGCTCGGTGCACTGGAAACGCAGCTTACCGACAAGGGCAAGCTCTACTATGGCGGTAAAATAGACAATTATGGCGCGGCAAGCTACGCCGCGATCATCAATGGTGTCTATCCCCACAGCTTACAGAGCTTCAATAGCTACTTCTCTGATGATTATTATGAGAACGGTACACGTGTCTACTACTCCGACCGCTATGTTCTGCACGACGGCGATATGGTAGAGCTTGCGCTGCTTCCGACACCGGAGGTTTCTTCCTATGCGGGCGCAGGAAATTCCCTGAATGAGAATTACACCATGCGCTATATGCAGACGGCACGGTTTGAGCAGGACGGCGAACACGTCACCGGTACACTGACCGTCAATGAGGGCGAACCGCTGACGCTGCACGTTTCCCGTGCGTATGCGTCCTTGCAAAATTATACGGGCGAGTACAGCGCGTTCTCCGGCGCAGAGCTTTACGTTTCCCCGGAGAGTGCAAGCAGCACCGCCGCCACAGCTGGCGAGGCCGTTGCGCCGAGTCTTGACACCGGCTACCAGACCGATGCAAACGGCGACGTGACCGTCACGCTCTATGGCTCGGGCTGGGTGCATCTGTACGCCGCTGATCTGCGTGATGACAAGGGCTTCTGGGGCAATACCGACGTGTCTGGCGGCCCGCAGATCGAGGAGCTGCCGAGCATGACGGCTGGCGCTTCCGTGTGGGTCTATGTGAACGCCAAATCCGGCGACGAGCTTGCATCCGGTCTTGCCGCGCTCAAGCAGGAGCTGGACGACAGTTATCAGGACGTTGACCGTACTCTGTTTACGGAAGAAGAACTGAAGCAGATCGACGATACCTATAACGAAAGCTGCGAGAAGTTTAAGTCGCTCGACAACCTGACCGACGCAAAGGCCCTTGTGCGCGAATTTGACGCACTTGTAGCGCAGCTGTCCAAGCAGCATCAGGGCAGCGACGCATGGCGCGCGAACAACCTCCGCTATGCGCTGGATATGCTTCCCGACGACCTGAATGACTTCACACAGGGCTTTGCCGAGCGTTTCAGATGGCTCCAGAGTGAAATGGCGCTTGCAACCGAGCACCAGATCAACCAGATGAGCACGGCGCAGAAAGCAAAGTATGAAAAACTGAAAGAAGCCTACGGCACGGACGGTTCGACGCTCCCCGCGGCTGTCAATCCGACTGTGACGGTCACGGTTACGGACGGCACTGAGTATCAGGGTGACTTCATCGTTGCCAACAACAGAAGCTATTCCTATGTCAGCAGCGAATACGCAAACGGCAACGAGCGCGTCAATATTCCGTCTGCGACCGGCAATCTCCGCAAGGAGGCTGCCCTCGGCGCGTTCGATGCGACCGACTACCGTGTGCAGGAGGGTTCGGAGTATCAGCTTATCATCGCGCGCAAGCTGGACGGCAAGGTAACTGAGTGCGATTACAATGCTAAGGTTGTAAAAATCGAGGTTCTGGACAAGGACACCGGCAAGCCCATCGAGGGTGTCACGACCGGTATCTATAACTACACGGAAGATCGTGGCAGCTCCAGAGCACGATTCTACTACACCCCGGATGGCGGCGGTGCATACGATCAGGGCGAATATGGCATGACCGCAGCGACTGTCCGCTTTACTTGCGTGATGCCGCACAACATTCTCGTCAAGGTCTATCTGGAAAAGGTAGCGACCCCGGACGAGCTGACCGCGGCAAAAACGTCGCTCAAAAACGAATTGACAGCTGCCTATCAGACGTACACCAAGTCGGAGTATTCCAACACAAATTGGAATACGCTGGTCAAGGCGTACAACGACGGCATTGCCAACATCGAAAAGGCCGAGGACGTGACCACCGCCACGGATGCAAAGACCGCTGCTCTTGCAGCGATGGCAGACGTGGTTAAGGACATGGAAGCCGCCTATGGCACTGTGTATGTCACCGTTGAGAACACGACCTTTACACGCGATCTCTGGCCCACAGGCAAAACGTATTGGGATGGTACGCCAATCGACCATTTCCCGGTAGAGTTGGATTCCACATCTACCATGATGAGCTGTGTAGTAGAAGCACTTGATGAGCACGGCTGGAAACAGACCGGTGCGTCCAGCAACTACATCACGTCGATCAACGGTCTGTCCGCTTTTGACGGCGGCTCTCAATCCGGCTGGATGGGAACGCTGAACGATTGGTTCAACAACGAGGGCTTTGGTAACTTCACGGTTGCGAACGGCAAGCTGGGCGACGGTGATGAAATCCGCATCATGTATACCAGAACCGGCTACGGTGCAGACCTCGGCGGCACGTGGGGTGGTGAAGATGCACAGAACACCACCCTAAAGGAGCTTAAAGTGACCGGCGGCACGATTTTCCCGGATTTCACATCCGGTACGATTGGCTCGACAACCGAGTACACCTTGCAGATTGCCGATGAAAAGGCCGAAATCAAAATCACGCCGACCGCCACGAACAAGAATTTCCTTGTAAAGACGTTCCTCAACGAGCAGGTGACCGACAACGCCGAGGGTGTCAGCTTCTATAAGCGGACGCAGACCATCCCCGTTGTCGCGGGCGACACCATCTACGTTGGGTGCGGCGTGAAGGGCTGGCCTACCATGAACACGCAAGCCGGCAACACGCAGACTTCGGGCGGAACGTGGTATGTGCTGAAGGTGGTCAATGCACAGGTTGACGATGGCTCCGCGTATGTCATGGGCCTGATCGACAAGTATTGCATCAAAGTAGAAAGCTACAACTATAAGAGCATGGAAAGCGGTCTGAGCATCACCAGAGCGGCCTATGACGCGCTGAGTGAAGATAGCCAGAAGAACGTCACCAACTATCAGAAGCTGCTTGATGCGGAGGCTGGCGTTGCCAGCTTCAAGAAAACCGCCGATCTGTCCGTAAAGATCGCCGCTCTGCCCTCCGTCTACCGCGCAACGCTGGAAGACGTGGAGCAGATCAAATCGGTGCAGGAGATTTATGAATCGCTGACGCAGGAGGAGAAAGACCGTCTGACCGTCAACGAGTACAATAAGCTCATGGCGCTGATTGAAAAGATTGACGGACTCAATCAGGCTGCGGCGGATAAGGTCATTGCCGACATTGCCGCAATCGGTCCGATTGACGAAATCACGCTGGAAAGCGCAGAGCAGATTCAGAAAGCGCGCGCTGGCTACGATGCACTGAACAAGTACGCACAGTATATTGTCGAGTGTGCTGAACCGGTCAGCTATTACACGCTTGTTGAGGCAGAAGCGAGGCTGAAAGAGCTGCAAGAGGCAGCTGCCGAGCAGGAGCGCATTGACAGAGCTGCCGCCGCAGCGGTTGATAGCTTGATTGACGAAATCGGCGACGTCACGCTGGAAAGCAAGCAGGCCATCGAAACGGCCCGTGCCGCTTACGACAACCTGACTCCCACGCAAAAGACGTATGTGACGAAGCTGAATACCCTGACCGCCGCAGAAACCGCGTACAAGGCACTGGTTGACCAGAAAGCTGCTGACGATGTGATGGAAAAGATCAACGAAATCGGCGAAGTCACACTGGACAGCAAAACAGCTATCGAAGCTGCCCGCGTTGCGTATGACGCACTGACGAACGATCAGAAAACGCTGGTTGAAAACTATGATGTTTTGACCGCCGCAGAAGCAGAGCTTGCACGTCTGGAAGCCGAAGCAAAGTATGAGGCTGATTTGGCTGCTGCCGCGCAGGTGGACGAGATGATCGAGCGCCTGTTCCCCGTCAACCGTTACAGTGGCCCGGCTATCCGTATGGCCCGTGCTGCGTATGAGGCGTTGACCGCGGATCAAAAGGCACTGGTGAAGCACTACGACGACCTCGTAAAGGCAGAAGCCGAGTTTGCGGCAATTCCGCCGCTCCGTCCCGTCGGCCCGTCGAAGCCCTCCACGCCTACGAAACCTGACACCAGCAAGGATAACCTCCCGTTCACGGATGTGGTCTCCGGCAGCTGGTATTACGATGGCGTGAAGTATGCTTACGACAACGGCCTGATGAACGGCACCGGCGCAAATGCGTTCAATCCGAATGCAGACACCACCCGCGGCATGATCGTCACGATCCTTGCCCGTATGGAGGGCGTCAACACCTCCGGCGGCGCAACGTGGTACGCTCGTGGCCGTGAATGGGCGATGGAAAACGGCATTTCGGACGGCACGAACATGACCGGCAAAATCACCCGTGAGCAGCTTGCCGCTATGCTCTATCGCTACGCGAAGATGAAGGGTTACGACGTTTCCACATCCGCTTCCCTCTCCGGCTACACGGACGCTTCCAGCGTTTCCGGCTGGGCGAAGGAAGCCATGCAGTGGGCGGTCGGCTCCGGTCTCATCCAGGGCAGCAACAATGCGCTGACCCCGCAGGCCAACGCCTCCCGCGCACAGATCGCCACGATCCTCATGCGCTTCGCACAGAACATCGCAAAGTAATCCCGCGCACGGTTTTTCCCGGAGGGGCGGATCATCCGCCCCTCCACTTCTATTTCAGAGGAGACGGACATGGAAGAAGCACGACTGACAGCGTATTTGTTCCAAAGGCTGCAAGACGCTGTTTTTCTGACAGAGCGCAATATGGCGGAGCAGCTTGGTCTGTCCTACAAAGTACTGCGGCGGGTTCAGAAAGCACAGCGTATGACGCAGAAGACCGCCGACGCCATGGAGCGGCTGCTGCAATACTGTGTGCGCAATCAGATCCCATTGGACCGTTACCTCTCGGAATATCGGTAAGAAGAACATCCCCCTGTGACAGAAGCCCATCTGTCACAGGGGGATGTTTTTGTTATAGCAGGCCGAGACTTCGGCGCAGATAATGCTGCCCGATCTCGGAAAAGCGTTTTTGCAGATTGTCCGGCGTCGGCGTTTGCCCCTCCGCCAGCAGCAGCCGGAAAATGGCGGCATCCACCACATCCATATCCAGCGCAGTATGCTCGTCGGTAAACATCCGCTCGATCAGGTCCAGCAGCTCCTGCCGGGAAAAGCTGCGGTCCATATCCTGCAGGTCCTGCACGGTCAACTCAGTAACGTTATGTGACATGAGCGCTTCCTCCTATCCGACTGTATGCGGCAGAATGTGCCTCATAACGGAAGATTATTTTACAAAATACGGCGTTATAAGGGCGGATGTTCCGTTATAGGCTTCTGTTTCAAATCCGGGTTCTTCGGTAAAATATCTGTATAGATATTGAGGAAAACGAGGTGCGCGTATGCCCATATCCTATAAAGTCATCGGCAGGCATATCCGGGACGCACGAAAGAGCGCAGGTCTTACGCAGGAGGCAGCCGCCAATCAGCTGGGCCTGTCGCCGGAGCATTACGGCAAGGTCGAGCGCGGAGAGCGCACGGTCAATCTGGAACGGCTGGTGCAGATCAGCCATCTGTATGGAACGACAGTCTGCGCTCTGCTGGAAGGCTTTGATACTGAAGCCGCAGCGACCGTGACCCAGCAGCCAGCGGAAATGGATGCGTTTCTGTCTGCCATGCGCCAGATCGGAAGTGGATGCACGGAGCAAAGCCGTGCGCTCATGCTGCGCGTATGCGCAGAGATCGCAGCCAGCGACAAAAACTGAACACCTTGGATGCCCGCTCCTCGTGAGCGGGCTTTTTCTTTCTCTACTATACCATAGATTTTCAGAAAAACGTCAAGGAAAGGATGAAAAATCTTTCACCATTTTCAGGGTTTTTATGCCCGCAGGGGTGACAAATTTATCACGTTCCCGAATCGCGGAATTGCTTGTAAAATAGGAATCGTCGAAACGAGAAGGGAGATAAATCTATGGAGAAGGGGCTAACGTCCTATGTGCTGAACTATCTTCTGAGTACCTGTTTTGACAGCAAAGCAGATATGGCACGACAGCTGGATATGAGCAAGCGCGCCCTGCAGCGCGTGATGAACGAGCCGCAGCTGAGTAAGGGCGGCAGCGTCGCGCTGGTCAAGGCGCTGTGCTACTGCGCGCGGCACCATGTCCCCGTGGACCCGATCCTGCGCGAATATGCGGCACATGATACGGATGAACAG